AGTAGATTCAGAAAAATTACTTATTATGACACGCACAGAGTTAAATATAATAATAGAAGTAATGACTAAGGTGAAAGATTTTTTACAAGCACTTGGGATTATGTATATAGACTGGAAATTTGATAATATGGGACAAGCTATTGATGGAAGTTATAAATTATTTGATTTTGATGCCTCTGGACTAATTGATTTGCTAAGCATGGAGTGGACACTTAAACCAAATACAATATATTGGAGCTATAAAGAGGCAATAAAACATGGTTGCAAAACACCAAAAGAAATTGATGATTGGTCGTTTAACTATAATATTATAATAGAAGGAGAAAAACTGCTAGTAACAAAAAATGCATAAAAAGTATGCGTAATATTATATAATATTTTTTATAATAATAAGATAACAAATATTATATGTATTCATTAATAGCATTATTAGCAGGCACAGCAGCAAAATTATATGATGATTTAGAAGACAATAATTTTTTACAAAAGTTTCGTAATAATACATTAATGGAATTTTTAAAAGGCATTCATTATATTTTATTTATGTCATTAAGCATAGAAGAACCACTACTTTTTATTATTCAATATGTGTTGAATATACTAAATAGTTTCGTAAGTAAAGAAAGTTTTAGCAAACCTTATGAACATTCGCTATTATATTCTTTTTTGTTAGTATTTTTAATAATAGATTATAAAAAAATAACAGCTTTATATTTGTATGATAAATTAATAATTATAGCACTTATTTTAATGGCTGTAAGTGAACCATTAATAGGTACTGCTGTTAAAGATGAGTATTCATTTACTAAGCTCATTTCTAGAGTTATGGGGATGGTTTTTCTAATAATACAATGTTATTTTATTAGATCAAACGGTCTAAAATATCTTACGATTGAGTGTATAGGATATTTATTTATTTCAGTTTTAGTTCAATTATATTCATTATATTTATTAAGAATGGAAAAAGAAGAAAAAGAAGAAGAAAAAGAAAAAGAAATAGAAGAAGTAAAAGAAGAAGTAAAAGAAGAAGTAAAAAAAGAAAAAGAAGAAATAAAAGAAGAAATAAAAGAAGAAAAAGAAGAAATAAAAGAAGAAGTAAAAGAAGAAATAAAAGAAGAAGTAAAAGAAGTAAAAAAAGAAGAAGTAAAAGAAGTAAAAAAAGAAGTAAAAGAAGAAATAAAAGAAGAAATAAAAGAAGAAGTAAAAGAAATAGAAGAAGTAAAAGAAGTAAAAGAAGACGAAAAAAAAACACAAGAAGACATAAGACAAAACAAGTGAAACACAAAACTAGTTAAACTTACCGTTTAATGCATTTACTTGCCACTGGCTCAACGGTTCTTTTGTTCCTGTTTGGTAATGCGTCCATGTTGAAGGCGTAGGCGCTGCGTTGAATGATACATTCACTTGCATGCCACCGTCGTTGGTATAATTTCCATAGTGCTGTGACACATTTGGATTTGACCCACATAGAACGTGCTTTACAAAGCATGTAGGACAATAATGAGACTTGACAGAGTAATGTTTATCATTTACAACCATGGTTGTTGAGTTCATTGGCTGTTGGACTTGATGAATATAGTTCCTGAAACCATAATGCCATACATAGTCAAGAACCCAAACACTATCGTCGTAGCACTTTGTATTAAAACAATAACTTTTCTTAATATTGTAGGTAAAACTATGGTCAACCGGTCGTTCAGTAAACACTCCATACTTCACGGAAACCATTTGCCCCGCAATGTAAAACTGGCTCACCGATTTACTAAACAACACACACGTCTCTTTGAAGCTTACAAGATAGTCTTTGTTTCCAAGGCGGTCAACAATGAGGGCAATGAGCTCGCTTGGCAAGTCGCAAATATTGAACTTGCAAATGCTTGGAGCGCAAGCTTCGCACATCATCATTTTTTTTTGCTTGTGCTTTTTATCCAGGCTATAAATAAATGACAAAAAAAAGTAATCAATTTTTAAAAAGTATAACATCATCTATAAAAATGTTGTTATAGCATTTAATGCCATCATAAAGGGCACTCTCTATAAGACGGCTCATAATAACTATTTAAAAGGCACACCTGTCTCTCAACTAAGGGTCCATATATATTTCTTGCGCAATCATACCATGTTGAGGGTTGTGTTGTGTTAAAGGTTACAACTACTTGTTGTATTCCATAACAATAATTTCCGTAATGTTGCGCAACATTTTTGTTGTTTCCTACTAAAACATGTCTTTTAAAGCATTCACAACAATACGGAGAGCGAAACCAGAATTTTTTCTTATTAATTACCATTAAATTTGTGTTTTGTGCATCTTGTTTCCTGTGTACATAACCAAGTCCATTATGAGCCTCCCAGATGTATATACACGCATTTAGAGTTTCCTCTTTACAACGCTCATTTACACATCTTGCCATATACTTACGATTAGGATTATAGCTCTGTAATTCATATGGATTAAATCTACTAAACAACACAGCAAACAGCTCCTTTGCAACAGCAAATTTAGAAATCAACTTAGACAACGACTTACAAGTAATGTTTAGACCAATTGTGTATTCATAATTACCGAGTTGTTTAATAATGAATAGTATAATGTCGCTTGGTAAGTCGCAAATGTTGCTTACATTCATCATTTTTAAAGATTTGACTGTTTTGCTTTTTTTGGTATTATAAATAAATATCAAAAAAAGTAATCGATTTTTTTTCAACTATAATTTTAAGAAAAAAAAACACAACACAACACAAGTTAAACAAAGACTAATCAAACTTACCATTGAGAGCATTTACTTGCCACTTGGTCAATGGTTCCTTAGTTCCTGTTTGGTAATGTATCCATGTTGAAGGTGTCGGTTCCGCGTTAAAGGTCACATTAACTTGCTTGTCGCCGTCACTACAATGATCACCGTAGTGTCGTGACGCATTTGGATTTGATCCAACTAAAACATACTTCACAAAGCACTCAGCACAATAATGATGCTTGACCGGATACTCTTTTCCATTGACAAACATGGTCGTTGACTGCATGGGCTTTTGAATACGATGATAGTACTGCCGGTAACCATAATTCCATACATATTCGCACACTGCTTCAGTATCGTAGTAGCAGTTTGCGTTCGCACAGTCACCCATCACATGCTGGAATTCAAAACGCTTGTCAACATAGCGTTCAGTAAACACTCCATACTTTACAGAAACCATTTGTCCAGCAATGTAAAATTGGCTCACAGATTTACTAAACAACACACACGTCTCTTTGAAGCTTACAAGATAGTCTTTGTTTCCAAGACGGTCAACAATGAGTGCTATGAGCTCGCTTGGCAAGTTGCAAATGCTTGGAGCACAAGCTTCGCACATAATCGTTTGTTGTTGTTTGTCGCTTGGTGCTTGTCGCTTGATGCTTGTCGCTTTTCGCTTGTTTGTCTAGACTATAAATAAATACCAAAAAAAAGAAATCAATTTTTATAATGTATAACAACATCTATAAATTTCTCTCTTCATACTAATTTTTTTTTATAACATTTTTAATGGTCTTGCCATTTTTTATTAATTTGTTATATTTGTGTTTTAACTTTTTAAGAGTTGCTTTTTTACCCATTCCAAAATGTGGGAACCAACTTTTTGCTGTTTTCTGTAAATTATGAATAATAGATTTATTGGAATGTTTCTTTTTTGTAAGAATTCTAGTTTGTATAATTTCAAAATCTATATATACTAATTCTACTGCAAATTTAACTAACTTTGAGTGCTCTATTAAAGTAGCTATACTAAGTTTATTGTCTACTATAAAATTGACATCATCTGGTAAAATCCAATTTCTATTTGAACCCCATGAATTTTTTACAATCAAAAATTCATTTTCAATACCAGTTATTAAAATAGTATGTTGATATATATCAAGTAATACATACAACCCGCGCCCAAGAACTTGTATAATTGTTTTTAACCACATTGGTTTTCCGAAAAAGAAATTGCTCTGTTTACTTGGCAAAAAGATTGCGTGACTAGCTGATTCTGTGTTAAATGTTGGATGATTATATGGGAATCCACTTTTAGGGTTAAGATGAACAAAAGAATTAAGATCCATTGACATAAACAAATTAATTTTTAAAGTATTTTTCCTTAATGCTATTCTAAGGAGTTTAAATATATGTGCTAATTTGGTAATAAGTGTTGAAAAGTTAACTTTATTTTCTTGAACTTGCTGATATGTTGGTTTTATTAATCCACCACCTTTAGCCCCAGCAACCATGTCCCTATATGCTTTGCTAGAGGCGTAGTCATTGTAGTCCCTATATAATTCCTCTTCAGGTGACGACGGTGATGAAGGTGGTGTTGGTGGCTGAATATCTTGATAATCATTATATTTTAATAAAACTTTTATTTTTTCTTCTGATATACTCCTTCGTATTAATTTAAAAAAATTAAATATTGGTCCAGCCAATCCTCTTTGTGGTTTATATAGTAGATGACAATATTTATTTTTTATGCTATTAAAAATAAAATGAAATAACAATGCAGATAAATTCTCAGACTCCCAATTTATCACTTTCTTCAATGGTTTATGCATACTAAATGATTGTTCTTTTCGTTTATAAACATCTTGCGCTTCAGCAATACAATGAAAAATTGTATGCTCAGTACTGCAATTAATAGTATCATAATACTCATCTAATAATTCACCTTCATAAAACCAAATTGGATCATTAAATTTACTATTCAAATCTTGTAGTCCACTAAAATGTATTTTTATTAACCTTGATATTAATCTTGACATTGCATGTGCCCAACATGTTCCCTCATCGCCCTGAGTAGTTGAATAAGGTGAAACTTTTCTTACATAACTCATACTATATATTAAGTTTTTATATTATTTTTACAAAAAATATAAAAAAAAACAACAAAACATCAAAAAGCAAGATCTTTTCTTTGTTCATTCAAGAAGCATCATTCAATTACTGAGCATGTATTCCTGTTCTTCGGTTAGCACATGATCTTCACCAGTAACACAATTGTACCATGTAGAAGGCCAAGGTTCATTGTGAAAGTAGACCTCTACCTCTTGAACTCCATCACAATAGTTTCCATAGTGCTGCGACGCATTCTTGTTTTCACCCACCAAAACATGTTTCTTGAAGCACTCGCAACAATAATGAGACCTAATCCAATGTGGCTTTCCATTTACCCGTGCAGTTGTAATGTTCAACGCTGGTTGCCTGTCAGTATGCTCATACGCCAACGAGTGAGCCTCCCATATATATAGCACTGCTGCTTCCGTGTCCCTAACACAGTCAGGATTAATACAATATGAACGCTTGGTCGGAACAAACTTCTCAAAAAACTCCAGCAATCTCTCTTGTGCGACCGAAAATGAAACGTGGTCGCTATACATAGTTGCTTTTGCTGTTTGATTTGATTGCTTTTGCTGTTTTGCTCTTTGCTTTGACCGAGGCTATAAATAAATGCTGAAAAAAGAAATCAATTTTTAAAAAGTATAACAACAATTGCTTAGTTATTTTTTTATAATAAAGAGAACTTCTTATATTCACATAATTGAAAATATATATTTATAATCAGAAACGAGTGTATTATTTGGTGACTTATCTAACTCTTTTAATAGTAAATCACTATTTCCTCCAAATAACCCCGCTTTTTTTGCCATAATTATTATTTCTTTATTTATTGTTTCAATATCTCTAGTAAATGATTGTAATACTTGCTCTTGAATGATGGATAATAAACACTGTTCTGATGTCTGTTTGTGGGGTTCTACTGTTGTAAGTCGTCCATTATTATAATAAGATTGAACTTTTTTACATAGTGTAAGTTTCTTTTCAAGAAGAACTTGAAGTTGTTCGGTATATGCTGCTTGTAATGCTAATGCTCTTTCTTTAGCATTATAATTGGCAAGCAACAATTCTTCTTCATCATCTTTCTTTTCTTCTTCCTTTTTATAATTTTCTTCGTTTGTTTGCGTTTGAACTTCAACTCTATCGATGACTTCCTTAATGACTTCTTCTTCCTTAATAACTTGAATAAGTTGTTTTACACTTAGCACAATACTTAAAGCTGTGCTATAAATAATAAGGAAACACATAATAACAGAATTAATGCTAATAGTTTCATAATAGTTAGTAGCACTAACTGGGCTTTCAAAGACACAAGTATAGACTTCCATAATTCACTATTATAATTAGTTTGTTAAGAGAGAAAAAAACAATCAATTTTTTTTCACACCTTACACAAATATATACTTACATCTAGCATAAGTTATATTTACCTCATCTATATAGTCATAGTTGTGCTTAACATTTCTCAAATCTCCAACTAAAACAAACTTTTTCAAGCATTCACTACAATAATGTGTATTAATACAATATTTTTTTTCATTAATTAAGGCTATTGTTTTTTGTAAGGCAAATTGCCTAATATGTTCATAACAAAAATCACCATTACGATAATGTTTATAAAATACTTCCTTACTATCTTCACAACAATTAATATTTACACAATATATTTGCTGTGAAAATTGACCTAGTCTACTAGACAACATAAGTTTGGCAATTGAAAACTTAGAAATGCTATTATAGTTAGCTAAACACGTTCTCTTAAGTAACGCAAGATAACTATAATGTTTTACATGACTTATAATAACACGAATAACATCATCATTTAAGTCGCAAAAAGTTATAGTCATTATTTTTGCTTAGACTTAGTCTTAGTCTTAGTCTTAGATTTACGTTTAGTTTAAGCAATTAGTTTTTATACTATATAATTTTATATACTATAAAAATAAAACTAAGCAAATCAATTTTTTAGTAAGTAGTCAATAAGACAACCAGTCAACCACTTTTTTCCAAGTATTCAACAGCTTTTAGAATCATTTTTTCCTCATCATTAATTTTCTGAAATAGTATATTTTCATTAAAATATAATGTAATATAGCTAGCATTAAAACCCTTTAACACTAATACTATACCTTTAGCACCAATTTTTATATCACATAAAACGGAACCGTTTGTTATTTTTATTGGATCCAAGCGTTTCAAATTAATCCATCGTATGTTTCGCCCATATTTTAAATCGCTTATATTGTCTATATACATATAGCCATTTAATTTTTTATGAAAACTTTTCAAGTCATCTCTCTTCAGTCCAAGTTCTTGTAATATTTCATTTTTTTTATTTTTAATATCTTGAATATTTGTATTAATAATATTTAAATTATCATCATTTTCAAGAGCTTGCTGTAGCAATTGAATATTCATAGCCTTCTTAAATAAAACATATATTTTATGTTTTAATATGTTTTTATATATTTTAATATATTTTAATATATTTTAATAACTATTTTTCAATTTAAACACATTTAAATTGCGCATTACGCGTTTTATTTTTAGGACATTTAGCATTACAACGTTTTGTAATATGATTATAATCTTTATTTTTTGATTCGCATAATCTGCGTTTAATAATTGAAGAGCCCGAGCTTTGTTTCTTTTGAGTGCCGCGTAAATTCATTTTAACGCATCTAAAGCTTTTGTTTCTAATAAATCCAGGCTTACATTCGGCAACACATCTGTTTGTAGCAGAGTTTAATACTGGTTTAGCAGGGGGGCAAACTTTCGCAAGGTCGACTTTAATTTCTTTTTTCTTAATTTTTTCAATAACTTCTTTAACTTCAACAGACGGTTCTTCACTTGTCTTTGAATAATAGTTATATTTTTTTAGTAAACTTGTGTAGTTTTCTTTAAGTTCCACAATATTAATATTTCGTTTTTTAAAATCATTATGATAATAATAATACAATAATATTCCAAATTCCTTAAAAAAGTCGGGGTTAATGGTTCCAGGTTTTTTATAGATTTTAGTAAAAAATAACTTATCTGGCTTTTTAAAACGCAAATAATCAGCCAATTTAGATAATGCCAATGATAAACAATATATGTCAAATGATTTTGACACATAACTAGTAAATTCACTATGTGTCTTAAAATGGTCTTTTATAGCCATACATTTAGGTCTATTAGAATTAAACGCCGCTTTATTAGAACAACTATTTTCAGAAGCATAATAACTATGACTTACACCTAATGTTTCAGTATTATTATTACATTTTTTAATAAAATTTTTGAAGTTTGTCATTTGTCCAAAATCTATATATTTTGCTTTTCCATTATTAACATTATATACCATATTTTGCATTTTTATATCTCTATGAATTATTTTATTAGCTTGAAAAAATAGCAATCCATCAAATAACCCTAGCAACGAGGTTAAAAATACTTTTTTAGCATTTAATGTTTCTAATGGATATACTTCTTTAATGTAGTCAAGTATATTAATGCCTCCATCTTCTAATAGCAACATTAACAAGTCATTTTTGTTGTTAGCAAATGTGGCTTTAACAAGTTTTGTTTTACAATTTTTAACACTATTATTAAATCGATTATCCATTAAAGGCTTACATAAATGAGGACCAACAATAGCATATTTTTCTAAGCCAACTATATTATTTATTGAACTATATTCGCTTTCTTCATTGATTGCGTCAGATTTATACATTATTTTAGATATTTTATTGTTATAGTCTTTTTTAGTTAATACACCAACGCCAGCGTCATCACACAAAAGCGGGGGTTTTAATACGCACCCAAATGTGCCTTCGCCTACAACTTTAGATGTCATTATATATAACTAAATATTAATATTTTTCATAATTATAAAATTAGTAATATTTAGTTATATTTAGTTATATATAATATTAAATGAAAATAACATTCAAAAACAACAATATATATTATTATCATTATAAAATAATTCGTGGAGAACTATGTTGGGTTTTACTTCCTAGCGTATTAGTGTTAATATTTTATTATAATTCTTATATTAAATATGTAAGTTTAATTTTCTTATTAATTGGAATAGTTGGATTAATTGATAGTTATTATAAAATCATACAGGAAAAGTTAGTGTTTATTTTTATTATTAATATATTTATACATTTAGTTGGTTTTTATCCATTATTAAATGTTACAAAATACTTTGAATACAATAATATTATATATTATTTTGGTTTATTAGCATTAGCAATAACATATTTATTACCATATTGGCCTTATCATGTATCTCGAAAGTTAATAGCTAGTTTAATTATATTATTATATTCAAGCTATACATTATATCATATATATAACAATTATTTAAACAAATAGTTTAAATAAAAAGTTTAAAAGTTTAAAGTTAATTTGTTTTGCTATGTTATAGTAAATGTTTTTTAATTCTACTCATTTAGAGGAAATGAAAATGGGTTATTTTGAACATATGTTTGTTTCATTACATTATGCTTTTATATTATTATTATCTTGTTTTAAAGCATTTATACATGCTTTTATACCTGATATATATGTAACATCGACAAGTGAATGTATTGTTGAAATAAACAAAGAACTAACAAAACATAAAAAACAGGATTATAATGGCTTTTATTATCAATAACATAAATAACATAAGTAACATAAATATAAAATTGAATTATTCAAACGCAATATAAACATATACATAAACAAACAAACACAAACTTACACTATAATATGCTTAAAGAAGAAACACTAACTGCTATGGATAATGCTATTAAAGCTATTGTTATGGATGAAGCCAATATTATAAAATATTTAGATCTATATAATTTTGACATTAAGTCTTATGAAACTATGGACGAATATATTTTAGACAATTATAATTACGAGTTGTTTGGAAAACAACTTCATTGGACTCAACTTGAAAGTGTGGGTTCTAGAACCATTCAATATTTTATACCATACATTACAATTATATCACATAACTATAATATATATTATGAAGTAATAAATTGGATTCAAAATCAAGACTATTATAAATTAATGAGTTTATATGCGCTAAGTGTATCATATGATATTATTAGTACACATATTGCTTCTATAAAAATGATATGGTTTAATAACGATAAAACATCTGATATTGTTTTAACAAGCTGAATAATAATATACTTTATACTTTATAATATAGTATATAGTATATGGTAAAACGCAAATCATTTAGAAGAAAAAGAATAATTACAAGACGCGCCCGAGGAAGAAGCTATAGCAAATCAAAACATCCTAGTGGAAGTGACAATAGACAGTCATTAGTAAATTATTGTAATGCCGATGATTGGACTAGTTATGAAAATTTAGTAGCTAAAATGATAAAACATAAAAATATTCGTAATGATTTTTTTAGACATTTGGATTCTCAAATTCATACTTTTAGTCAAAACACATTAGATTGTTTAGAAACATGTTTAACACGATTACAAGAAGAGGCAATACCAGAATCTAATAGCCATCTTTATTATATTGTTCAATCAAGACGCTAAATCAAGACGCTAAATTATATAAAAAAATTGAATTAGTTATACATACTATTATTTTATGTTATAGAAAAATATGGCTAGTTCAGCTCTTATGTTATTGTCTCTATTAACGCACAATAATAACAATATTATGAAACATATGTTTGATGTAAATTATTTAAAAACATTAGAAAAGAGAAAAATGATGCATTTAAATAAAAGTTATTACGAACACCAGCGTAATAAAATGAATGAAAATAAGGCGCAATTATTATTTAACGCACACGAAAGAACACATAAAAAGTATTATTTAAATAATTATAATTTTGCTAAGCGTTAAAACTGTTAAAACCATAAAAACTTATTAGTCGTTAAAACTTAGCCCTATTTTTTTTATTAAATATTATTAAACATAAATAATATTTAACAATAATTTTATAGTTCTTATTATATATAATGATTGATCCTAATAATTTTTATAATATAACATTTAATAATTATGATAAAAACAATTCAATAAATAATGAATTATTTGCCAGAAACTTTCCATCAAGCAATTTAACAATGAACTTTCCATTTAGACCAGTAAATACTAAATATACATTAATGCCTACAATTAATAATGTACTAAAATCAGTGGAACAAGTCGCAAATTATAATGTGTTTGATGTAAGTGCTATCTTTTTTCCAGGCACACGAAAGCCACATTTTTGCGGATTTGCTTCAAATGTAGATAAAGAGTCAACATTACGCAACCAATTTTTTGCCTTACAAAAGGCAGACCAGTCGCGTTATATTCCAGACAGCACAAGTGATTTATATGAAACTAAAATAGAAGAGTTGCCACAAAATGTTAATTTAGAAGCTAGTTTATTGTTTCAAGAAACTAGATTTAATGATTTTAATCCTAGTTTATCAAATTCAATTGGACATGAATTATTTTATAACTCAACACGAGTTCAATTAAAAGATTTAAAATAAAAATTATAATATACAACTATGTTTTCTAATTTAAGAGAGAATATAGAAACAAAAGAAACAAAAGAAACAAGCGAACTTAAAGAAGAAAAAAAAGCTAAGAAAAAAAAACTAAAATCAAAAGCGCAAAATAGTGTAACATTAGATTTAGAAATTAGTCAATCGCCTAGTAGCGTGCCTAGTAGCGTGCCTAGTATAGAGAAACCTCTTCAAACTAAAGAAAAAGAAAATGTAAGAGAGAGTGAGTCTGTAAACAATATAGATTTATTATATTTAACAAATCAGCATCGGTTCTTTAAGCCAAATAAAATAGATAATTTACTAAATAACAATTATTTACTAAAATCAATATATAATAATTTAGATGAAAATATAAATAGCTTTAAAGAACAAATATTAGCTACAAACAATAGTAACTTAAAGGAACTATTAGAAAATAATGGCTATAAAGAAGGTCAAGAAAAACACAAACTATATTATTTGCTATATGTATTAAATTTAATACAACATTTCAAAGAAACAAAAATTCAAAATTTAATATGCGAAGACCTTAAAGACTATTCAAATAATTATAAAACAACAAAACAAGAAGAAGATACATTAAATAGCAATGACTTTAATATAGTAAATGAAACATTAAAATTAATGTCTTCTACTAGTTCAAATTCAAAAAAATTAACTAATATAGATTTAATGGTTACTAAAAAGTCAAATGCTAGTCTATATAAGAAAATTCTCCCACAAAAATGGGAATAAATTAATTAATAACTTTATAATATACTTTTTATATACTTATTATATAGTATTATGACTTTTAAAAATAATTTATATAACAAATTGTCATTTAGTAAAGGGAGAAAAAATAGGCAGTCACGCCGTAACTTAAGCAAACGCATCAAAAGTCTAAGAAAACATAAAGAACAAAAATTTAAAAGATTAAAATGCGCTCCACAAACTAATAATAGTGATCCAGAACTTAAAGATTATACTTGCTATTCCCGCACTAATTTACAAACATTCAAAGAGCTATGGAATAACAATAGCGATGAAAAGATTAATACAAATAACAGTAAAGAAATATGGCAATTTTTCAAAAACAAGCTAAGCAAAGAGTGTTATGATGAACTGTGTTGGCTTAAAAAAAGCAAGTTGTCTTCTATTAACAACAGCGAATTATTAATAAAAGAAATATTTAAACCATTTTCACCAAAAACGTGGATAACAAATCCATCTACGTGGCTTTCTAGTGTTGATATAACAAAAATAATGAACCAATATGAAAAATCACATGCCAATTTTAAGTTTATTGGCCCTAGTCCAATAGACTTTGATACTAAAGAAGTATTTTCAACATGTGTGTGGGAACAATTATGTAATTTTAATTTAAAAGAATATATTCAAAAAAAGATAACCAAAATAGGAATCATTTTTAATACTGATACACACGATAAGCCCGGAAAACATTGGATTGCGCTATTTATTGATTTAGATAAAAAGTTTATATTTTATTTTGATAGTAATGGAACAAAAATGCCAAAGCAAATAAAAGTATTAATTAATAGAGTAGAACAACAAGCACAACATGAAAATATAATATTAAAAGTAGATGATAATGAAGGATTTACTCATCAATATAATGATGGCCAATGTGGTATGTATGCGCTCTATTTTATAATAGAATTGTTAAAAGAAAATAAAACATACAATTATTTTAAAACAAAACGAATTAAAGACGCTACAATGAAAAAATATAGGACAATCTATTTTAATCAGGCAAACCATGAACTATATGACATAAAAGACTAGCTTCTCTCTCTAGTGCCTAATATTTATCAATGGTTTTAATTAGTTCAAGTTCTTCGTGTTCGGCCATTAAATATGGACTATTAGTCTTTTTTACACTTTTACTAACACTTTCTAACTTAGTTAATATATATTCACCACAAGGACCACAATTGTCTTCATTTGCCAAATCTATTTTCTTATTAATTTTAATAGCACATCGTTCTTGACTCCATCGTCCAAGCGGACCCACTTCATTTAAAAATAACATATTGAAGAGTGTTCTACTATATAGAAAATTCTTTGCTTTTGTGAAAGGCATTATGCTTATTATTATACTAACT